GGTTTAATTGAAACTAAATTATCAAGTTTCACATCTTGTTTTTTTGCCATAATTAATCCTCAAGTTTTTTAATAAAGGTCCTTCCGTCACTATCTAAAGCAGAAATTGTTCCAGAACCATTTTCAGTTCTTAAATTAAAATACACATTCTCTGCAATTCCTATCGTACCCTCATAACGAAATGAAGAATCGTCAAATTGAATGTCTACCCGTTCTATATATTCGGCTGGAATCTCTGCCCTTGTTACATGACTAAATTGCAAACCACTATAATTAGGGTGCCAGAATTGATAGTTAGTAATTCCTGGATATGTGTACGGATAATTTACATCTATTTGACCTTTTGGTCTTCCAGAGTCTATCATACTAGGAGCAGAACAACCCCCTGCAGCTTTTATAAATTTTGTCTCCATGTACATATCACCAAATCTATCTTCTGCAATTACTCGTAAATGAGTATATGCATCAACTCTAATATTTGTTTCAACATATGCTGGCATATTATCAAATTCAAATACTGCACAACACGGTGTTGGATTCTCATCAATAATCAAGGTATATTTTATGATATCTCTTGACCTAGTAGAAATTATAATCGGTACATTTCCACCATTTACTGCACGATATGGCGCTTGAATATCAATTAATCCTTGAGATTCATGTATTACCACATCGTCATCAAAGACAGCATCTTTAATCCATTCTTCCCAAGAAAAATGAGTTTCCGAAGGTAGAGAAATAGGTAACAATAAAAGAAGTAAAAATAGTATTTTCATACTACTATTTAGTTCTTTTTTTATGCTTATCGTATGCCCTTCTTGCCTTTAATTGTTTAATCGTTTTCTTTCCATATCTATCAGCCAAAGGGCTAGTAGGATGCTTCTCTGCAATTTTACTTAAAGTGTCTTTCCAACCACTATCACCTAACTGTGATTTTGAAACACCACCAATAATATTCATTTCTTTAAAAGAACTTTGCCATTGTGGGTTTTGTTGTAAGAACAAAACCTTTTCATCATAGGTGCAGAACTTTTCTAGTTCTTCGCCTGTTTCTTTATTTTTAAAATCATATCTAGGCATTGAAACCGTATTCTTCGTTTAACTCTTCTTTTAAAGTTTGAGCTCTTTCTTTTAAATAATTATTTGCTGTATGAACATAACCCATATCTTCTGGACCATTGTCTTCAATAAATTTATCTGCGATTCTTATTTCTTCAAGCAACCACAATAGTTTATCTAATTTACTTACTTTTGTTTTCTTGCCCATAATATTTTCTCCTTAGGTCATTATTTTCTTCAATTAAATTTTTAATCTTGATATTTGCATTAGTAAGTTGTTCTTGCAAATCTCTAACATTTCTTTTTAATTGTGTTTCGCTATCTAAATAATTCATATCACTTTTTGCTATGTGTTCACCAATGTCGTCCCAATAACTTTTTCTTCGTACCATTGTGGTATACTCCTATTTTTCCAAGTGGCAAATCTTACCTTCTCATTTATATAGTAGTTCTTATATGCCGTTATTGGATTACCAGGTACTTTACAATACTCTGGCATACATTGTGGCATCTCTGTTGTTCTCATGTCTTGAGAAATATGTTTAGGTATAAAATTTAAATATGGTAATCTATCTTCTACTGAATGCCTCTTACCATATCTATGTGTATATTCTTTAAGTAAGTTTACTAATAGATGAAGTAACCAAGAATAGTTACCTTTTGTTTCTCTACACCAAATTCCAGATGGGTGTTTTACATGACTAGCCAACATTAGATTTTTATCAAACTCTAAATTAGGGTGTCTCCATCTTTTAGCTTTTCTACCTGTTTTAGTAGTGCCGATATATTCTATACCATCTAGAACTCTATGTGCAGTAGATAAAAGTTGTGCATACTCGACACACATCTTTACGGCATGTTTATCACAATGTTCTATTGCTGAAATTTCAGGTGATTCATTTAAATAAAATATGTTCATCTGTAAAATATATGCCTTCCTACTTTTGTTGTTACTTCTTTTTTATTTGCCCATTTAGGGTGTACATAATCTGCATGATACCATAAAGCACCGTCAGTAATATCAATCATCTCTTTATGTCTACCTGCAACAAACTGTTCTGCAAGAGTATATAATTCATTATAAGTCTTTTCATCTTTTGGTTCATCTGAATAGCCATCACAAAACCAACTGAACTGACATTTATTTTTGATAGGTTTTTTAATACCTTTTTCTTGTAACCACCACTGTGATATTTTTGCCTGTTCAATTACACTACAAACAGTATTTGGATATTGTTCACTTGCAACCCTATTATACACCACTTGAGTTGTTGCCACAATCCCTGCAATACCCTCACTTCTTGCCTCAAAATACATATTTTTAGCAAGACAGGTAACCTGTGCTGGGTCAATATAACTAATCTTTGGTTCAATAATTGGAAATGATATATCAAGTTTAATATCATCTGTCCAATCTTTTATTGGTTTTTCTTCAAAGGCAGAAATAGCAATAATTATTGCTACTGTGCCACCTAGTAAATATTTTAACATAGTACCTCTCCTAGTTAAAAAAGAAGAAATGCTAGAATTATAATCAGAACGATATTCTAGCATTTCTTTAAACATATTCTTATTCTTCGCCATTTCTAAAGTTTTCAAACATTGCTAATAATAAGAACATGATTCCTACGGCAGATAAGACGGAAAGAGTAGTGAGAGAGGTATCACCGTCAACAGCACCTGCCGCCAGGAAACTGGTCATAAATCCAATAATCGTGTAAATCCAAAATAACATAATATAACTTCTCTTTCTTTTCAATTAATAATAACTAATAGTATCACACAAAATTAAGGTTGTCAACCTGCCTTTTTATATTTTGGATGTCTTGTGTTGAGATAATCATCGTCCCAACTAAATGCCTCTTTTACTACTTGTTGCGATAAACCCTTATATTTTTGATGAAGTATTTTATCTTTAGCAAGTATTACTACTTCAGCTTCATTCTCTTGTAATCCTTCTAATAGTTGAACAAACATCTGTTCACATTTCATCTGATTAAGTCTATCGTTTCCGCCTTTAATATAGTGAAATAATTTTTTGGCTTCTTGCTCTAATCTAGTATGTTGAGTGCCCTCAGGTGCATCATTTTTCATAAATGGTACATCACCCTTTGGTAATCTCCAAACAATCTTTGGGTCAAAAGATGATTTTATAATCATTCTTAACCCCTCACTATCGTATTTTTGTAATACTTTTATTTTTTTTGGTTTGTCTTTAGCATTATTAACCATTGTCAAAATCTCATGAATTAGAGGTCTAACAACATTCACTGCATTTTCATTTTCAGAATCAGTATAAGCCATTTTAAAAGTCTCCTAGTTTTTCAGTTAATTCACGAAGTCTATACTTCATAAAATATGGAAGTATTTTACTTCTATCAGTTACTTCATAATCTTTCCAAGTAATATATATTCTTTCAAATATCTCACTTGGCAAACATTCCAAATCTATTAAAGTTTTATTTCTTTGATAGTTTCTTTTAAGTTCATCATTCCATTCTGGAATGGGCCATTCACTCTTAGAAATCCATTCGTCTATTTTCTTTTTACTTAAAGGTCTTTGTCTGATACCTTCAACAAATGTATTATCACTAGACAGAATATTTGGTATGCCGTCACCTCTATCACCTTTAAATATATGTTCAATACGATATTGATTTGGGTCAACACCATTTACATATTTTTTTAATGTGGGTGAATATTGTTTTACAAATGAATGTTTCTGTAATTGTATGAAATCTTTATCTCCTGACATGATTAAAACATTTTCAAATAATTTAGGGGTTTCTGATATTACTTTTACAATCGTTGCTATAATATCATCAGCTTCTGCACCTGCCACCTGTAAAACTTTGTAAGGGAAAACTTCTTTAATCTCATCACGAATTTTGTTTAGAGTTTCAAATAATTCATTCCAATCTAACTTAGATGCACTTCTATCTTTTTTACGATTTGCTTTGTAATTAGGAAAATACTCTTTTCTCCAATAATGTTTGTCATCGTAACAAAGAACTAATTCACCATAGTTGTCACCAAACTTTGTTTTATATGAGCGTAGTGAATTAAGAACCATATGTCTAACCATATCTTCATTTAACTCATTACTATTCAAATGTATCATCAAGTTACTAATCATAACTTGATTCATATCAACTAAAATCATTTATCTTTTTTTATCTCTTTTACTTTTTTTAAAAATTCTGGTATCAATTCCATGTTAAAAGTAGTATTTACTTTTTTAGTCTTCTCATCAGTTTCAGTGGTCATGAACTCGTCCATTAAATCCTGCATATCATGTTCTATATCTAAATCTCTATAAAGACTAGATTTAATAGATTCTATGATAAATGCTAAATCTGAAATAAACGGTTTAGAGGTAACCTTAACACCATTTTCACTCATCATATGAACAACTTGCACTATCAATCCTTCTGTAAGATTATCTGCAAAAGCCATATCTTCATTTAATTCCATAACATCGTAATCAGGTATCTTAACTTCTCTTTTACCCTTAAACTTTTTAGGAAACGGAATGATATTTTTACTTTTCTTATCCATATTCATATTTATACCCACGAATTTACTATTCCTGATAATCCAATCAAACAAGCAATTATATTTAGTATCATTAATGAGGTCTCTTTCCATAAGAAAGCGACCATAATCCATAAAAAAGTCCCTATAACCATGAAATATAAGTTAAGAGGATAGATGTTATATGAAGTCAACATTAACTCTACTATTAATATAAAACATGCTGTCCATTTTAGACCATCGACTCTTTTAATTTTTCTGCTTTTCTTATACATCTTCTTGTACTCGCTGCTTTCTCTTTTCTTTTCTTTTCACTTCTTGTTTCAAAAAACTCTCTACTTCTTAATTCATTGAAAAAGTTTTCTTTTTGTAATTTCTTTTTAAGTTTTCTTAATGCTTTATCAACATTATTATTTTGAACAATCACCGCAGAACCCTTAGTTTTTTGTTCTTGAAACTTATTTCTATTTCTTTTATGACCTTTGTACATCATCTTGTATATAATCCTTTCCTAAAACATTATTATTAAAATCATCATAGTCTGTTAAGAAACTATTAATATCTTCTATTGAAAGTTTTTTTAAAGGTTCACCAGAAGCATTCTCTAGAAATAGTCTAATATCTAATGGAATATCTCTATGTTCGTTAAAGCACCAAATCATTATCACCTCATTGATTTAATTATTATTATTACTTTTACAGTATATCACAACTATAAACTTTGTCAACAGCAGTCTAGATACTATCTTCAAGAATTTCCCATTCTGTAAGTGAATCTAAACCGTAAAAATCACAAATTCTTTGAAACTCTTCTAAATAATCACCATCTGTCCATTGACCAGCCATCATAGCATGATGTTTATCAAATAATTCTTTCATTGTATCTCTGTGGTTTCCCATTACTTTTACCTTTCTCATTGTTAAAATTATATTTTACACTGCTTTTAAAACAATGTCAAGGGTGTTTTGCAAATAAATTATTTTTTATTATGAAGGTCAAAGAGTGCTTTAACTTTTTCTTGAAGGACTTCGATTGAGGTGTGCATTTTCGCTAATACAATAACTAAACCAACAAACCCTAAAGCTATAGGCCATAATTTATTAATAATATCTAATATGTCTATTGATTCCATAGTTTTTTCCTCTCTATAATATTTATAGATGGTCAACTATTTGACATACATTATTATTTGACAGTCAATCTTTTAACAGTTCGTCTATTGTATATTCTTTTGGTAAACTATTATGAAGTTTTACAAATGCCTCTGCATCTAATAAAACAAGTGGTTTTACATTATTTTTTTTGATAACAACAATCGGTTCATATTTACCACAGTTTTCTGTTGATTGTTTATATGCTTCCCATACATTTACTTTTTCTTGATTCTTACATTCAATAGAATATGGAAACTTTTCTCTAGCAGCTCGGGCCATGATTAAATCTTCACCCCCTGCACCCATACTTCTAGATTCTATATCTTCTTCATGAATTTTTAATTGTTCAATTAAAACATCTCGAAACCACTTTTGTAGTTTTCTACCTTTTGCTTTAGCACTTTGTGTTTTCATTCTTCATAATCCTCAAAATCATCTTGATATTCATCATCAAGTTTTTCACCACAGAATGGACAATATTTTAAGGGATAATGTTCATTGTCCATACTATGTGATACTTTACATTCACCTTCACACGAGTCACAGAATATGACTTTTTTCATTATTGAATCTCACAATTACCAGCAACACAAGCTAACTCCTGTGAACCCACTGTTTGGTCTGAATTTTCGTAGTCTGATAATTTTGACCAATCAACTTCAGTAGGCATTTTTTTCTTTAGTTCTTCGTATTCATCAACATTACAATCTTGATAAGGTGCCTGTTTATATGTATGTTCACTATATGGTAAGAATGATACACCACTCATTAAATCAAAATTTTCATAAACCCAAGAACCTACTTTTAACCATTCTTCTTCTTTAACAGATATAGTAACTGATGGTTTATGTTCACACCAATGTTCTTGATATGTCTTCCATAATTCTAATTGTTGTACAGCATTCATATCTTGTCTAAACACAGCATTTTCATCACACTTAATTGGAAAAGAAAACACAGTTGTATCATTAGGTTTCATAACATCATCTTCAGCAGGAAATCCTATATCAATCATCATTTTAGTTAATGGGTCTTTTTTATCACCTCTTACTGTTCTAACATAATAAGGATTGTGTCTTGCATGAATACCACTTGCACTATCTACAAGTTGTGATACAGTACCAGACGGTTTCACACAGGTAATAGCAGCAGATTGATTTATACCTAATTTTTCTGCCCATTCTTTATTTGTCGTAACAGCAACATCTTTCATATTATTTAAAAGTGAAGGAAGAAAACTTTCGGCAATGGGTACTTCTGGGTCGGTTGGTTTATTTGCTGTTAATTTATTATCCATGATACCTGTTAATGATACACCAAGTAGTCTTTCTTCATTACAATTTTTTTGCCATTCTTTTGTAACATATTTAAAATTGACTAAAGTAGATTGAATTGTTCCGAGTATAGTTGCTAATTTAACTTTTTCCATTAAAGTATTTTCATTATCTTCTGGTCTGACAACAACCTCCGAAAGATTACAAAATTCTCTACTACGCAATATTATTTCCGAGCAGGGGTTGGTACCAAAATCATAATCTGCATTTCTTCTGCCATTTTTTTCAGCTATTCTTTTTGCAGACTCTCTATTAAAAATACCTCTTTCACCAGATTTACTTTCATAAAGAGATTTCCATTCGTCCATGAATATTCCTATGTCAGGTTTTTCTGTATATGCTGCACTATTATTAGCAAGTGCTCTCTGACCATTGTCATTCCACCATTGACCACTTTTTGCAATTCTCATTCTATCATCAGATAAATTTGATAAACTAATAAGTGCACTTCTTCTAACACCACCAACTACAACAATTTCTGCAGTTTTACAAACAATATCATGACACTCTAAAGAACTTAATTTTCTACCAGATGCACTTGTAAAAATATCTTTTGTAAATTCAAATAATCGTTCTAATGGTTCTGGCCCAGATGCTCTACCCCCAAATGTTTTTAATGGTGCACCAGCAGGTCTAACTTTACTTAAATCCCATCTAGGTATTTGTCCGTGATATAGCATTGCAACTAATTCTTTAAATGCCTTTGCCCAACCAAGTTTACTATCTGCAACAGTAATAACTGTATCAGATGGAAAAAACTCTTCTGCAACAACTGGTAGTTCAGCAATGTGTTGTCTCTCGACTGAAAAACCAACACCAGTTCCATTCATTAAAATATACAATATTTCATCAAATGATTGAATACGATTCACTGCAACATAAGAACAATTGTAACCAGCAATGTTTTCTCTTTTCAATGCATCACCAGCAGTCATTAAACATCTCATGGAAGGCATAACTC